CAAAAGAAAAGAAAAAATGAGTAGCTGGTCATCAGTAGCAGGAAACGCACGAAACGGACAAGGGACGTTCACTTCAACATGGACTACTGATGATTACGAGTACGCAATTTTAGTACGCCATGATTGGCACCCGATTGTCTGTCAACGTACTCGCAACCCGATTGGCGAGTGGGTTACGCATGACGTGTACGATACAGTAATCGGGTTAGTAGAAGTATCAGACTCCCACCAAGGCATTTCTATTGGGGTAGACCCGAATGGCAAAGTTCACGTTACTGCTAACACTCACGACACGAAGATACGCCATATTCAAACAACTGATGCACACGATATATCTACATGGGAAGAAGCCCCTGCAATTGCCAGACAAGCACGTTTCGTCACCAACCTAGTAGAAAATGGCGTGGTAGAGAATAATACGACTGGCTGGAGTAGTGCTTTTCCTACTGTTTTTGTGCTGGACAGGGTAACACATGCTTATGGATGGGGAAGCACACACGGTAACGATACAAACTGTCAAGCACTCAGGCTTACTCGAACAGCCTTGGCACCAAGCCCTTATATCGGTATAGGTGGTGCGCTTTCTATTACGGGCAGCGGCTTTCCTGCAACTGCTGGCGAGAAGTATAACGCAAGTCTTTCGTTTCGAGCTGCTATGGCGAGTCCGTCAACAGTAAACCACCAGTTACGAATGATTTTTAGAGATGCCTCTAATAATGTTCTTGGCATTGTTGATTCAGATATATTATCAGCTTCAGACCCGACTAAATGGTACAGGTGTCATATAGAAGAAGCCGTTGCACCAGCAAACACTACGAACATACAGATTGGCTTCTCAACTCAACTAGCTTCAGGTAATGCCGCCGAGGGTGACGCTATGTGGGTAGACGGGCTAATGATTTATGAGGGTGATGCCGTTGGTGATATTGTATACCGAGATGGGGCGATTAATGGTGGCGAACAGTATACTGGCTGGACATGGAACGGCACAGCTTATGCTTCAACTTCTACTGGCCCGATACGCTCAGACGGCTATGCTGGAATAAACACTTCTACTTATAACCGTTTTCAGGCGTTTTCTGACGGCTCGCTATTACTTTCGTTTGCCAACCTAACCTACGTCAATAACCCTGTAGGGCGGGCGTGGTCAGCATGGATTATGGAGCCTGGACAGACAGAGTTTCAACCACTGGTCGGTGAAGATGGTTGCGTCATGCGTACTGTGATGAGTGAAGTACAACAGGGGTCAACATATCCAATATTGAGTACAGGAAACCCAGCAAATGATGACGATATTGCAGACCGTTCATACTGCCCTGGTATATGGGTTGGTAAAGGTGACGTATTACACATGTTCTGTTGGTTCAGGGTAAAAACAAGTACCTCATACGGTTCAATGTTATATGTTCGCTCTAATGACAAGGGTGCAACATGGGAGAACGTACAAGGCGAGGCAGTCACTATGCCACTTACTTACCCTGAAGCACTCGATACTGCATTGGTATCTACTGATGGCTCGACACCTATAAACATATCAACGCTTGGCGGTGTGGCTGAGAAAGACGGCAATCCTATGTTCGTTGGTACACAGAGTGGAAATGGACAACGACTAGTGTATTGGAACGGCACGGCTTGGATAAATGAGAGCATTTCATCTTACTCATTTGTAGATAACCCATCGGTGGCGGTCATACGAGGTGATATTTGGCTATTTGGAGTCAAAACTGTTGGCGGAAAAGGTTCTAGAGCCTTATGGGGTGTGAATCACACACAGGACACTGGCCCTATCGTCAGGCTAGGTGCAGCCACTATTGGCACACCAGATGATGTCTACACTTTCGAGAGTGGCGCAACCTATGAGGGCGCACCAACTCATGCTGGTGGGTTAGATAGTGCCGGTAATTATGTATACAAACGGTTACTGCCCGATAACAACAGTCCAAAGATTGTGCAGTTGGGCGGTGGCGTAAGAGGAAATACGGCGTAATGATTGAAGTCAGGTGCAAAAACTGCAACAAACTGTTTGGCAAATTTATCATGATGATTGGTGCCGTAAAATGCTCACGCTGTAAAATGATTATTGAATACAAAATAATCACAAACACTTTGCATATTACTGATTCTTATGATAGTCTAAAACCAGAGACCAAATGTCCACTGCCGCACAATGCGGCTGTATCTGTTGAAGATCAGGTGCAGACTTAGTGGTCTTTTTTTAATGTAAGGAGTTATATGCACGTCAAAACAGACGCATACATCGAAAAAGCAAGCAAACTCGCTGAAGGTGAGGTTGAATTTGTCGTTTCAACAAACGCATGGGACGCTCATGGTGAACGAATAGACGTTGAGGGTATTGATTTAAGAGACTTTAAAAAGAACCCTGTTGTCTTGTGGGGTCATGATGGCTTTAACTTGCCGATTGCCAAAGCCACAAAGGTTTGGAAAGAATCAGGCAAGTTAATGGCTCGCGCCAAATTTTACTTAAAAGATGATTTTTCACGCAAAGTTTACGACTACATTGTTGATGGTTTCTTGAACGCCGTGAGTATTGGCGGGATGGTACAAGAGTGGGGTGAAGATGGACTAACAATCGCCAAAATGAACATGAAAGAGTTTAGCGTTGTTAGTGTTCCGGCAAACCCTGAAGCCCTTGCTACCGCCAAGCAACTAGATGGTGAACAGAAAGCAGAACTACGCGCACTGGGCAACGCCTATGCTCGTAAAATGCTCGACAAGAATGCCGGTATGTCTGAAATTCAAAAAGATATTGAACGGTTAGAAACGCTCGTAACCACCTTAAAGGAAGTAGCCATTGGTGAACCCCATGAGGAAACGGTAGGCGAACAAACTAACAGACGCGTTGTTTTGCGCCAAGCGCAAGCGGTCGATCAACAAGTCGAAACCGTCATACGACGGATAAAGCTCAAAGGAGATACAAATGAGTAATGTAAAAGATGACGTTATCCAAATTGATAACGCTGTTGTTGAAGCAATCGCTGCTAAGGCTGTTGAAACGCTTAAAGATTCAATGCCAAAAGCTGCAACTGCTGAAGAAATCGCTGAAGCTATGACTGCTAAAAGCGAAAAAACTGTGAAGAAAGAAATTCACGAGAACACAGAAAAAGAAGATCAGCGCAACCTTAAAAAAGGTTTCTCTGGAATGGAAAAAGAAGTTCGTTTTGCAAAAGGTTTGAAAGCTCAGATTGCTCGCGACTACTCGGGTATTCGTGAATATAACGACTTTGCTACAAAGCAATGGGCTGAAAAGTCTGACTACCAAAACGTAACGACTGCTGCTGATGGTGGCGCGCTTGTTCCTGATCCTGAGTTCATCGCTGAAGTTGAACGATTGACTAATGAATACGGTGTTGCTGCTCGTGACGCAACTGTTCGTCGTACTGATCGTGATAGTGTAACCCTGCTCAGTGGTACCAACGAGATCAGCTTTACTTCAACAAGCGAAGCTACGGCGCAGAACGCTCAGAAGCTTACTTACGCAGCTGCAACTGCTACACTACAGAAGTACATCGCTACTATCCCTGTAACTAGCGAACTTGTAGAAGACGCCGCTATTAACATCTGGAACGATGTAACCACTGAAGTTGGTCGCGCACGCGCTAAACTGTTCGATCAGTTAGTGTTCACTGATTCAACTTACGGTCTACTTTACCAACCAGATGCTGGTGAAGGCTGGAAGACACAAACTATTGGTTCTGCTGTGACTGATCTTGACTTCGACGATCTAATGAACGCAAAGTACAAGGTTGTTGGTAATATCCGACGTGCTGGTAAGTTCTACATGCACCCAACTGTCTGGAACTACCTTCGACAGAAGAAAGCTGGTGACGGTAGTAACTCTAGTGCTGTATACTACGCTGGTTCACCTCTTGAGGGTGTTACACCTTCTGTTGACGGTTCTATGGTTGAGTTGGTTGACATCATGCCTGCTTACGGTGAAATCACTGCAAACGAACCATTCGCTGTGTTCGGTGATCTTTCACGCGTCATGCTTCACGTTAAGCGACAGCTTGAGACTAAGGTATTTGACGCTGGTGTTGTAAAAGACGCTGGTGGTACTGATCTAAACCTTATCACTCAGGATAGCTACGCGCTTCGTGCAACCCTTCGATGTGTTCCACAAACTCGATTTGCTGGTGCATTTACAGTAATTGGCACTGGAACTGTCAGTTAATATACGTTGACAGGAACAGTATCGTACACTAAAAGCCAATAGGAAGGAATCGCATGGCAAATCTAAACAACCTAAAAGTAGCAGCTGGAAGTCTGATTACTCTCGGTGGTGTTGACCTCGGTCACACAGTAGAGGGTACGGAATTATCTATCGAGCGCGACTTGACGGAAGTAAAGACTGACCTTTACGGATCAACACCTGTTGATTATGTGATTGCCGGTCAAAAAGCTACCATCAAGCTCAAGCTTGCTGAGATCATTCCCAACGTCCTCAGCTATTTGCTACCAGAAGGTGACTATGATATCGGTTCTGCTGATGATCAAGTCCACTTCGGTACAAAAGCTGGCTACAGCTTGCGACAGGATGCTTTACAGTTGGTGATTACCCCACAGGGCGGCAATACAGACGGTAACTTAACAATTACCCTGTTCAAAGCTGTTCAGACTGGTAACATTAGCCTGGCTTACAAAGTAGATGAGCAGTCTGTATGGGACGGTGTAGAGTTTACCGCATTGGTAGATGAATCACGATCTGCAACAGATGGACGACTACTTGGACGCTTCGGCCCCAACTTGATAAGCTAAACTGAGCTTGCACAAATTAGAGAGTTGAAATATACTCTCTTTTTTGTTATGTGGTATAATTTGCTTATGCTACATGGATACTACAACAGCGCAATTCTATCAGTTAGAGAGCAACTAAACGGTGTAGCCAAAATCAGACGATTCAAAAATGAATCACTCGATGATTACAACAAGCGTCGAAAGGTATTCTTGAAGCGATCTAAAACTAACAAAAGGAAACGATAATGGCATTGATTACCAAGGTAGACCTTGAGGCACGGCTAGGACGAGATTTAACTAGTGAAGAATCGACTGCATTCACGATTATCAACGCTGCTGTGCAGTCCTCAGTTGAAAAAATGATCGGGAGTTCCATTGAAAGTGTTTCGGCCAGTACGCGCCTGTATGATGGCGGAGTGCAGCATTTAAGCATCGATCCCTGCACGTCAATTACTGCCGTCAAATATGTTGATGACGATACCGATGTTGAATATACCTTTGATAGTTCTGATTACACGGCTGAGCCAGTGAACCGCACGCTAAAAACAATGCTACGGAATAGAGCAGGCAAGTTTGGCACTGGCATGAATAACGTGCAAGTGACGGCGAAGTTCTCTATTTATGAGGACACTGCTACCCTCAGTGTTGTCAAAGACGCGCTATTAAACTTTTTGCTTAGTGAAGTTCAAGACACCAGTAACATTAAAAAAGAATCTATTGAAGGCTACTCAATCGAGTATGCTTCAACAGAATCACAGGCGGCACTCGCGCCAATTAAATACCTATTCCCTGGAGTGTAAATGAAACCACCTATGAACTTCACAGCTTACAAGGTTACAACAACCCGTAATGCTTACGGTGATTACTTTTCATCAGAAGAAACTGCCGTGAAGTGCCATTTTCGCTACATTACTGAACAGGTAACAAGCTCCAACAACGAACAGATACAATCTGATGCGATGGCGTGGTTTGAACCTGATTCTGGTGTTGATCGCGGTACGATTTTAAAGTTTGAAGATGAGTATTTTCGCGTCGAGCGAGTTACTAAAGCAAGAAAGCTACGCGATCCGAACGTGCAGTTTATTAAAACAGAACTACTTAAATATGGGGTGATATCATGAATCACGTTACTGTCAACGACAAGCTCCCAACGTTTTCAAAGAGTGCTAAGGCTGTGCTATCTGACGTGCTTAAAGAAGGTGCAAGGGACATTCTTATTAAGGCGAACAACAAAGCACCCTACAAAGACGGCCACTTACGCGCTAGTAAGGAAATAAAAGCACTAAACCCACTGCACTACCGCGTTTCATTCTGGGAAGAATACGCGAGGTTTCAAGAGTTCGGTGGTGATGCTAAACGTCGCGTTCGTAACTACACCACTTCTGGTACTGGCAAAGGCTACTTAAAATCATCGGGTGATGAAGTAGCTGATAAGATCAACCGCACTTTCTTGAAGCACGCGAAGAGGGCGAGGGCGTAATGGACGTTGCAAAAGAACTCGCTACTTACCTAGCTGGTGCTGGCTTCGGTACGCTCGGTACTGATCTATTTGTTGGTCAAATACCTGAGAATACCAACGGTCTGTATTTAGTAAGTGCTGGTGGTCAAAATGGCCGGTATGTTCCAATCAATGAAACGATTATTGATATTTACGCAAAGAACACCACCGCTGCTGCCTGTATTACCGATCTGTCTGCTGTAAAAAACTTTATACACCGTATGCACTCAACTGGTACGTCACTGGCTGAATTTTATTCAATACTGGTTCTTGGTGATGTTGAAGACGTAGCGCGTGATCTGGAGTATGCCAAGGTGTACAAGATCACTGTTATGGTTTTAAATAGAGATAAAAGTTTAATAAGCTAAGGAAAGAAATATGTCACTCACAATACAAGACTTACAACCAAAACCATTCACGGTAGTTATTAAAGGCGTATCGCTTCAGTGCAAGCCCCTCAGAATGAGCCATACGCTGACTGTTTCAAAGGTTGGCGAAATATTCCAAAACCTCAGTACCGCCTCAAGCGATGCCATTAAACAGGCCGAAAAAGATATGGACGAAGTTATTAGCAACCTGATACCTGAACTGGCTGGTATTGAACTTGATATGCAAGCTACCCTCGACCTGATTACCCAGATGATGGAAAGTATCGCGCCATCAGACAATAAAGAACTAGCTGACAAGGGGGTGGAATTTAACACCGACCCAAAAGCAGAAAAGAATGGCTAGATATGATACCGGAGTTTATCAGGCACTATCACTACACCGCCACTGACACGCTCAACGAGTACGCGGTTCGGTTTTTTGCCTTAATAAACGCTATGTACCGTCTCAAAGCCCAAGAAAGTCTAGAACTTATCTCTAACGTCAACACCGCCTTTAATGGCAATAGCGATCATATTCACGATCTAAAGAAGCAGGAAAAAGGTATTGCCGGTATCGTTGAAGAAGTAAGGGTTATACGAAATGTCTAGTACAAACGTTGGATCTATTCACTATGACCTTGATCTAAAGACTGACAAGTTTAATCAAGCACAATCAGTAGTAAAGGGCAAACTAAAAACAGTTGCCGACACGACAGCCACAACTGGTACATCATTCGGAAGCATGGCAAAGAGTGCTGTGGGAGCGATGGTTGCTATCGGTGCTGCTATTGGTACAACTAAAATAATCAGTAGCTTGATAGATACGGCGAGTGAACTGCAATCTATCAGAGCATCGTTTGAATCTATGCTCGGTAGCGCTGAAGCGGCTAAGGGTGTGATGAAAGACCTCAACGACTTTTCTTTCAAGACTGCTTTTTCAACAGAAGATATCAACGCATCGGCTAAGACACTGCTCGGCATGGGCATTCCGGCATCTGATCTGTTAAAGCGTATGCAAGAAATCGGCGATGTGTCGGGAGCAACTGGTGCAAATCTGTCTGCTCTATCACTGGTATCTGGTCAAATATTTTCGCAAGGTAAAGTTCAAGCACAAGACTATTACCAGTTGATTAACTCTGGAGCTGGAAAACTTGCTCAAGCCCTGAGAGATGAAGTTGCTAAAAAGGGCTTTGACAATATTCGTGATGCATTCGACAAGGGGCAGGTGACTGCTGAAGATTACTTTGCGGCACTTGAGAACGCCAACAAACAGGGTAGCTTCGCTTTTAATGGTGCAATTAAACAAGCCGATACTTTTAAAGGTAGGTTATCAAACCTTAAAGAAAACCTGACTAACGTCGGTCTCAAGATTATGGGCGTTGATAAAGCGACTGGTGAAGTTAAAGAAGGTGGGCTTTTTGATAGGTTAAGTGATAGCGTCAACTCACTCAGTAACTTTCTGACTAGTCTCGGTGATAAATGGAATGATCTTAAAACGAGCGTTCAACCGGCTGTCGATTTATTCAATAATGGTGTTAAGCCTGTATTAGAACAGGTTGGCGGATTCATCAAAGATCAGTTCACGACAACGATGCAATCACTGAAAACTACATGGGATCAACTGTACGAAACGACAAAACCGTACCATGATGAACTGAAACTACTAGCGCAATTTATCGGCGCGGTGCTACTCGGCGCAATTGTGGTAATTGGCGCAGCGATCGTTGGTTTAATTGTTGTTGGCTTGAAATTACTTGAGTGGGGTGCAAAGGCAATAGCGTGGCTGGTAAACTTTGGAGTAATGGCCGATCAAAAGATGACCCAGTTCAGGAACGCGGTCTGGAACGCTATCAAAAGTGCTATAGACTGGTTTACTGGATTGCCGGGTAGAATATCTAGTGCATTGGGTAATATGGGTTCACTACTTTACAATGCCGGTACTGCTGCACTACAAAGCTTATGGAACGGTATGAAAGACAAATGGGAATCAGTCAAAAAGTGGGTTGGTGGTGTAGCCGATAAAATTAAATCGCTCAAAGGTCCACTAGCCAAAGATAAAGTTTTACTGGTCAACGAGGGTAACGCGATCATGAGCGGTCTTGATAAAGGTTTGAAGTACGGATACCGAAGCGTTGAAAAGACTGTCTCTGGTATTACGGCTTCACTCGCAAGCACCACCATACCGATTCAAGGCGTGGCGAATACCCAACAGCAGTCATCTGACACGCGTATTTACGGCAACGTCAACATCGGTAGCCAACAAGATGCTGATTACTTCTTCAGACGCATGAACCGCAACCAAGACCTATTAGCACTTGGCTTAACAGGGGTAGAATTATGAGAACATTAACTGATGAAATACTATTTGATAACTTTAACTTGCTCAGTATATCTAACGTTCATTTATCATCAACTGATCCGAACCGCTTTCCGACGCGTAAAGTACATAACAGCCCACTCGCAAACACTGACGGCTCGGTTACTACCTCGGCATTTTTTGAGGGTCGAGTTGTCAACATTAGCCTATACATTACTGAGCTGAACCGTGAACTACTGGACGATGCAATTTCAACCTTACGTCGCCGTACAAATGGCGTGAATAAGACGCTGAAAATGCCTATTTCGAGTGCCTACCGAAACTTTTACAATGTCACGTTACAAAACATGGCAATCAGTAACATAAAAGGATCATACGCCGAGATTAACCTTGAATTTCTAGCGTCTGATCCATTTAGCTATGACGTAATCACCACTGAGGTACAAAACGTACTGAATTTAACCAGTGGCGATAAAAGTTACCCTATTTACCTCGAAGGTACTGCACCGCAACTACCTGTTATTACCTACACGCTCGATTCGTTTACGGGAAGCAACGGTATTAACGTTACCTTTACAAACCCTGCAACTAGCACATCGATCACCGTCAACCGTTCATGGACTGCTGCTGATGTGCTAGTAGTTGATTGCTTTAACCACACTGTTGAGGTGAATGGTGATCCGGTTGAATTTACTGGTAACTTTCTTGAGTTTACTGCTGGCGATCAGCACTTTAACTATACTGACGGCTTTACTGAACGGCAGGTTGATATTAACTTTACATACCGAAAGCGTTACTACTAATGAATAAAACCTACGTTTATAAATGGTTCAGTGGACAATCATTTGTCGGCGTACTAGATAAGTTAGTCATTTCACAGTTCAGGTACAATCAAGAAATAAATAGTGCCGGTTCACAAATTGAAATAGAACTTGGTATATCCCTGCAAGACGCTGCACCGAGTATCGACACCGATACCCTTGTTGATGAAGATGGCAACGAAATTACCGATGATGCGCTCAATACTATTGTGACACGTCTTGATTATACGGTTGCTGAAATACCGGCACTCAACGATCGCATTGAGGTATGGGAACACTCGGCTGACTACCCGAACGGTAAAAAGATGTTTAACGGTCTTGTGTCGCGCTGGTCGGCAAATTATAATTCCGAGACTACAAAAATTACCGTTCTATCTTATGGGGTACAGCTTGATAATTACCTTGTACAAATATTACCTGAAGAAATATTGACTGAGAATAGTGCTGATAACATCGATGATAGTCAGATCTTGTATGCACAGGGTGCAAAAGCCCCACAGAACCGTATCATTGGTGTTGGACAAACCTTTGAAACAGTCGGCGATTCTGAAGTCATCAAAGTCCGCGCTTCAATCGGCAACCCCGGTTCGTTTGATGTGTCTATGACACTATCGATTATTGAGGGGACACCAGCGTCACCAGGCTCAACGCTCGGTTCAGTGACACGAAATATACAGCCACAGACAGATAATACCGTGACCGACTTCACATTTTCTAGTGCTATATCGATTACTGGCGGTAGTACCTACCACTACAAGCTCATCAACAACGCTTACGGTACAAGCGAAACAAATACCATTAGTATAGGCGTTGAATCGACTGGCACATACTCTGATGGCGCGATGTACACATACAACGACAGTAGCGGTTGGAGTGCTGCTTCATCATCTGACATCTGTTTTGCAGTCATTTCAGCATCTGGCTCGATCGGTAATCAGTTTAACTCCTACGATCCAAGCGATATCATGACAGAGCTACTGGACAACTTTAACACCCTTGGTGGCGTGGTGTCTTACTCGGATAGTTCTATTGAAACTAGTAGTAGCACGGTATCTTATACTTTTAAGTTTAATACCTACGCTGAAGCTGTCAAAAAGTGTATCGAACTTGCGCCCTCTAACTGGTGGTGGCGAATCGATCCTGCTGACGATACCGTCTACTTTAAATCACGGTCATCAACCCCAACGCACAACTTTGTTAAAGATAAGCACATTACCAAATTCAATATTTCGTACTCGCTCGAAAACATGAAGAACACCGTGTACTTTTCAGGTGGTGATACTGGTTCTGGTACGAACTTGCAAGTTGACAATGCAAATACCGCTAGTGTTGCAACATACGGTCAGTGGCTTGATTTACCGAGCGACAACCGCGTGACGTTATCAGACACCGCGAACGTAATTATTAACTCTATTCTCAATGAGTTCGCATACCCCAAGTTTGCCGTTAGTTTAGAAGTCCCCTCGGTTGCTTACGATATTACCACCATCAAGCCCGGTGATATTGTTTCATTTTCTAACTTTAACAGTTTGATCGATAGTTTAGTGTTGCAGATTTACGCTGTCGCTTACGAACCTGACGCTGCAAACTTAATCCTCGCAGTGCTACCACCAACCCAATCAAAACGCATTGAAGATATACGGCGAAACTTGCGCCGAAAAGATACCGAAAACAATCCCGACACAGTATGATAATATAATAAAGGATAAACATTATGGCACAGGAACAAATCAAACAACAAAACGAAGAAACAACAGTTGTATCTGGTGACTGGTTCTTGATGCAGAAAGCTTCAACTGATGAGACGGTAAAGGTCGATGCTGGTAATATAGTACCGGATGGGGCGATAAGTTATATAAAATTGCTCTCTACTATATTTAGTGGGCAAGTAACAACTGATACTAATCCTGGTACTGCTGGTGGAACTAGAAATAAACTTAATCTAGGAGGTGTGAAACTAAGCTGGGGCAAAACTGGTGCATACTTGCTGGCTGCCGGTGGTGGTGCAATAGGAACAATAACCTTCCCCACAAGTCACTTTACTGCGGCTCCAACTGTATTCTATAGCTTGACTGAATTGACAACTTCAGGTAGACAATACCCTTACGAATCTGCGGCTCCCTCAACTACAACGTCTACACCTGCTGTCATCAACGAGACGGGTGGTACTGTTGGTGGTAAATTGAACTGGTTTGCTATAGGGGTTTAGTCTTGCCTATGAAAACCGACACCCCTGAAACAATCGCTTACCGACTAACTCAAGTAGAGAACGCAGTTAAAGAACTAACTAAAAAGATAGACGGTGTTATATCAGGCTTTGCGACTCACAAAGACATAGAGGTGGCTAAAGACCAAGCACGACTAGAACATGACGCTATATATGAAAAGATTGCAGATGTGGAACAAGATGTGCTAGCTCTCAAGAAACGCAACTGGATACAGAATACCCTCTCGGCAATACTCGGTTCAATTCTCACGATATTACTTACTTATGTGCTATTAGATATTTTGAAAGGATAGGTATGGCATACACAGAAATCAATAACCTTAACAGCCCAAACTTCACAGCTGGTAGGGGTGGTAAAAGTATTACAGGTATAACTATTCACTGGTGGGGCGACCCTGCTCAGAACCCTTCTCCTGAAGGTGTAGTTAGCTGGCTATGCAACCCTAAGAGCCAAGTATCTGCCCACTATGTAGCTACTGGTACTGGCAGACGTGTATGGTGTTTAGTAAACGATAAAGATACTGCATGGCACGCTGGTAACTGGAACGCTAATCTAACAACTCTAGGTATTGAATGCGACCCACGTTGCCGACCTGAAGATTATGACGTTATAGCAGAGTTAGTAGCAGATATATGGAGATACTACGGCAAGCTACCACTATACGGTCACAAGAACTGGACTCCAACAGCATGCCCTGGCAACTATAATGTCGCTCATATCGCAGCATTAGCAGAAGAGAAGCTCAACCCTAAGCCAACGCCACCACCACAGCCACAGCCACAGGTTGTACCTAACGCTACTAAACTACCTAAAAAGCTGGAGTTCACAGCTAAACTAGCTGAAACACAAGTATGGGATTTAACTACTAACCCTAACTACAAGAGTGTTAAGACATTGAAGGGTGGAGATAGCTTTACTGCTTATGGACAAATAGACTTCAACGAGCAGCGATATTACGTTACTGAATACTCATTTAATAAAAATAATAAACATGGTGTAAACGCTAGAGACTTAAGTCCTGTCATAGAGCCGCCTAAGCCGGAGCCGACTCCAGAACCACAACCACCTGTTACCGAGCAACCTGATTACCCTGCCGAGAACAACAAACTACTTAAACAGATATTAGACCTACTTACAGGTTTGATAAACAAAATAACAAGTATCTTCAAGTAAAGGAGTTAGTATGAAACTATCCACACCAACTAAAGA